ATTTCTTGCCGCGCAGTTCGCCGCTGCGCAGTCGGGCTTGTATGGTGTGAATGTGTGCGCCTGTCAGTTCGGCAACTTCATTCACTGTGAAATAGTCCTGCTGCGGTACGTCTGCCGCTGTCAATGTGATTTCCCTTTTGGGTCTGCCGCCCGGATGTTTCATGCTTGTTCACTTCCTTTCTGCGCAATGGCAATGATTTCTGCTTTCTGTTCGTCTGTCAGTGGGACAGCTTCCAACGCTTCCCGCAGTCCACAGTTAGGGCAAATTTCGGTGCTGTTGTCCTTGCGGGACAGTGCCGGGGGCGCGGTGTGGGTCTGCCCACAGGCAGGGCAAGTTCTTTCTTTCATTGTCATTCCCCTTTCATAGAATCAAGATTTTTGACGTATTCCCGCACAGATTGCAGCCCGGTTTCCAGTGTTTCCGGCTGTTCGTGTTTCGTGTGCGCGGTGTATTCCGTGTATATATTTTGTGTTTCGGCATCCGTCCCATTCCGGCAGCACAGTTCATAGAATGCAGCTGCGGTGCTGTCGGTCAGCTCTACGGCAAAATTGCGCTGCCGCAGTGGTTCATTGTGACTGTAAAGGATATTTTCTGATTGCATCATCGTTCCCCTTTCATCCTGCAATAGCTTTCAGCAGGGCAAGTGCCTGTTCCTGCTGCGCTGTGGTCATTCGCCGCAGACAATCAGCTGCCTGTGTCGGTGCATCAATTTCATTTCCAAACAGAAAATCATAAATGCGCTGTTCGGTGTGCTGCTTCTTTTGGTCGATGTTATGCGCATAAATGCCTGTGGTTTCGGGGCTTGCGTGCCGGGCATGGTGCTGTGCTTCCTGTATGGTCGCGCCCGCTTCAAGCAGGAAAGTCACGCTGCTGTGCCGCAGGGAATGCGCGGAAATGCGGTGCGTGTCGAATCCGGCATCTTTCAGCCTGCCCTTGATAATGCGTGATATAGACGGCTCTGTCAGTGCCTTTCCCCTGCTGCGGTTTCCAGTGCTTGCAAACAGGGGCTTGTCCGGGGTCAGTTTGCCGCGTGTGGTCAAGTAGTCCTGTATTGCTGCATATACTTCCGGGGTCAGCTTCTTGTATTCGTCCGCGCTGTGGTGTCCCTTGCCCTGCACATACAGGATGTGTTCCTTGTTCAGCATTTCCATATTGCAGATGGTCGCCCGCTGAATTTCGATAATTCGCAGCCCGGCAGTGATTGACAGCAGAATCATTGCATAGTCACGCTTTCCGGCATCGGTGCTGCGGTCGATGGAATCAAGCAGGGTCATTGCAGCATCCTTTTCCAGTGCATCCCGCTTGTGGTCTTTCATGTTCACAGTAGTTCCGGGGATGTTTTCTGCTATGTTTGGGTAGTAGTAGGGCGGCTTTTCCTGTGCAGTCCACTTGAAAAACATTTTGACTGCCCGCAGGTAACGCGCCTGTGTTCCGTCCGCAAATGTGATTGTCCCGGAAACAATGCTGTCCGGTCGGTCAATCCTCTGTCTGCGCGGGTGCGGGGTAGACAAGTATTTCTGATATTCCTTGATGTGGTCGCGTTCCGGGCGGGAAATGCCATTGTTCCGCAGCCATTCCATAAAGCAACGCAAGGCAACTGCATAGGATTTCACTGTTACGTCCTGCACTGCAATATAGTCAATGAATCTGTCCATAGCCGTTTGAATATCGCAGCCTGTGGTCTGCAATGCAGCCGCATCATTCGCAAGGATAATTTCGTTTGTCATAGTCTTGTCCTTTCCGGCTGCGCTGTCCTGTGCTATAATAGCCGCAGGGCATCGTGTGCCTGTTTGGGACAGTCCTGTTGCTGTGGTAGGTGGCGGGGCTGTCCTTTTTCTATTCCTACAATTCATTATACAGTTTTTGTTCTTATCTGTCAAGCATACAGAAAAAATATTGTAGGTGCGGGAAATATGCCGGAAATATGCCCTGTGTTAAAGTCGATGTAGACCTTAACATAGAATCATAGCCGCAAAATTCATCCCACAGAGCGAAAAATTGCAGTGTTTAGGGGACAGTTTTGCGGATATGCTCTGTAACGCGTCAGAATGCCCCTGTATGCCGTTTTAGTGGTCAGATGGACAATTCCCTGCCTATGGTCGGAAAAACGCGTCTGCGGGCATCCTACGCGGTCATTTTTAGCGCAGGAATGAAAAACAGGGACAATCACTGCGGACTGCCCCTGCCTTTTATGGAAATATGGCTTTTATAGATGGACTTTGTTATTATTCGCCGTCAACGGCTGCGCAAAATGCGGTCAGTGTTTCCCCGGACAGTAGCCCATGCGTAAATTCTGCATAGCAGTCTGCCTTGCTGTCAAACAAAGGGCGTTTCGGCAGGGGTCTTTCATTCCCGGTCACGCCGTAGTGCTGCGCATAATAGTTCTGCGCAAGTCTTGCTGCCCGGCTTGTGTCGTGTTCCATGAAGTCCGGCAGGGCTGCTTGCAGGTCTTTTATCATGCGGTCGGCATCGTCAACGCTCATTTCCTTTGCGGTGCTATGGTAGCCGCGCAGGAATCCGTTTTTGCGGGCAATGTCGTTCAGAACAGAAATGCACATTGCATTGTCTGCGCAGGTGTTGGCTGCCCGGTCAAGGTCTTTTTGAAATGCCGCCCGCTGCGGTTCATCCACAACGCCGCGCATCTGTAACACTTGCAGGATTGCAAGCTGTTCCTGTGTGGGCGGGGTCGTCCCTCTGCCGCTGTTTGCTTTGCTCATGCCATCAAGCGCAATGCGGAAACTTTCCTTGTATTCGCTTTTCAGTTCGGACAGGGCAGCGTCCCTTGCATCGGTCGCCTTTTTCATTTCATCGGTGAAATACTTGCTGCCGCGTGCATCCTCTAACTGTGCAGCGCGGGTTTCGTAGGTGTCCATGATTTCCTTGCGCTTGTTCTGAAAATCCTTTGCTTTGATGAAAAACAGTTCTGAATTTTTAATCATTGTAAAATCCTCACTTTCTTAAAATAGGGTTATGTGTTCGTGTTCCTGTTGCTGCATCCGCTGCATATAGGTCTGCGCTTCCGGTTCATCATCAAATGTGCGTGTCCCGGTCAATATCCTGTCCGGCTTGCCCGGTATCGTCACATAGCACAAAACCTTGTAGCCGTGTATGTGTCCAAACCATCCGCGCAGGGGGTGCAGTTCGTATTCAATCATGCTGCTGTCTATCATGCCCGGTCACTTCCTTTTCTGTGGGATGAAACTTGCCCATTCAACGCGGGCTTTTTCGGTCAGTAGTTCCATGTCGTCAAGGTCAAGCGCAGCTGCATCCACAGTCCGCATGATAGGTTCAACCGCGCCCGGCATAACGCCTATATGGTGCAGCATATTCCTGTATGCAGAATCCTTTTTCATAGCATCCTGCAATGCTGCTGCCTTATCCGGGGGCAAGTCCAAACTTTCAAGAAATTCCTGTGTTATCATTCCGCATCCCCTTTCCCGGCAATTACTGCTGCCGTCAGCATTTCAACCTGCTTTTGCAAGTCCTCTATCTGCATTTCAAGATTGAACAGTGTTGCGCCATTGTCGCGGGCATCGTTCGGGAAATAGTGGTCTGCAACATAGTCCACAGTGAACAGGGGTGCATGATAGCCGCTGTGGTCTTTCAGCAGTTCCCTGTTTGCATCCATCATGCCGCCGAATGCGGGCAAAATCTGTTTTTCCCATGTCTGCCCATCAATACGCTGTCCACAGTGGGGGCAGGTGCGGGCTGTTCGTGCGTGAAAATCGCCGCTGCCGTAGACTTCCCATTGCCCGCCGCAGCTGTCGCAATGAATCCTTAAAATTCCCATGATATAACCATCCTTTCCGCGCAGGTCATGCGCTGTATTTACTGCTGTTTATTAGCTTGTCCAGTGCGTACCTGGTCGCATCTATGCAGTGGTTGTTTGCATCCGGCACACTTGCAAGAAATTCGCCGTCCTTTGTGGTTTCATATTCGTATTCTGTAAATTCCTTGTAGGCAGTCGGGGTGCGGGCAGGGTCAATCACAATATGCTTGCTTTGCAGCCATCGGATGCCATAGTTTACGCTGCCGGGATATTTCGTGCAGGAAACGGCTTTCAATCCCATTTTCTGCACATCATTAACGCTTTTCGGCTCTGCGCTGTCGCAAATGGTCAGCTGCTTTGCTTCAAGGTATGCCCCGCCCAGTGGTGAATAGTAGCCGCTGCCATCCGGGGCGCGGTCATATCCCTTTGCCTTTATCATTTCCACTATGTCCGCATTGCTGCATCCGCGTTTGACAATTTCATCAAGCAGGAAAACAGTCTGTGTTCTGCGGTCATAGCTGCATCGGATGAATGCAAGCGGGTCAACGGAAAATCCCCAGTCTATGCCTTGATAGATGTATTGCATCTGCTCTATTTCGGCATCGGTGATTGTCCTTGCTTCCACAGTCGGGAATACTTCCCCGCCTGTTCCTGTGGCTTCCCCTTTGTATTCGTGCCGGTATGCCGTTTCATTGATTGCTTGCAGCCGTTCAGCTTCAAGCAGGAATGCTTCCCCTAACCATTCCGGGGGAATCATCGTGTAGTCAGTCCGAAAAACTATTGCGCGGTCGTCCGGCACAAGGATATATTTGTTCGCCCATGAATTGACGGACAAGGGCGGGTTGAATGAATTAAAAATCCGAAAATCAGTGCCGCCACGGACTACGGACTGCAAAACATTTCTAACCATGTTCGCGCCTGTCAATTCCGAAAATTCTTCAAACCAAACATATTTGAATGTGCCGCGCCGGGGCTTGATTGATTTCAGCTTTGCAGCATCGTCCAAACCACGAAAGAAAATCTGCTGCCCTGTGGGAATGTAGGTGTAAACCATCGGGGAAACATTCCCCCGCCACAGGTGCGCAACGCCTAACTGTTCGGTCGCCCATGCAATTTGACTGAATACACTTTCCCGCAGCGTGTTTCCGTATCTGCGGAAAACAATGCCGTTTGCTGTGGGGTCGTTCATAATGCCGTCCACAACTTCAAGGGAAACAAAACTGCTTTTGCAACTGCCCCTGCCGCCCGGCAGATGGAAAATGCTGTGCGTGCCGTCCTGCACTTCCTTGTGAATAGGCAAATAGCAATCAGCAATGCAGCTTGTAATGTCAATGTGTCCTGCTGCCGCGTCCTGCTGCGCTTTTCTCACATCCTGCACGCGCTTTTTCAGTCGGTCATAATACATCAGCTTTCATCCTCTGTGCTTTCCACAAGGGGCAGAATGTCGGAAAACTCTGTCAGTCGCAGCCCATATTCAAGCAGACTGCGGGCAGCTGCATTCCTGTTGCTGCTGTTTTCGTCCGGGTTTTCTACGATTTCGCGCAGGGCTTGCAGTGCAGGGGACAATGCTTGCTGCGCTTCCCTTGTGGCATCCATGACAAGGGCGCGGGCTGCTTTTCCGTATTCCTTTTGAAATTCCGGGTCTGCAAGGTAGTCAGACAGCGTGCGCACTGAAATTCCCGCTGCCTTTGCTGCTGCTGCCTTTGTGGGGTGTGTCAGCAGTGCTTGCAGTGCCTTTGTCTGTTTAGGTGTCAGCATTAGCAGCTGCCCCCTTGCTTCCGATTTCTGCCGATTTCTGCCGGGTAGAATCGGCTTTCCGTTCCCAGTATGTGCGCTGATACTGTTTCACTTTGTCCTTGTTTTCGGCATTCCACTTGCGTTTATAGTCGCGTCTTGCCTGTTTTGCTGCTTCACTCATTGGCATTGCCGTTCCCCCTTTCGTCAATCGTTCTGATTGCTGCAATAGCATCTGCAATCTGTTCGCGGGTCTGAATGTCCCCCCGGATGTAGCGCAGCACGTTTGTTGCGGTTTCCAGTGTATCGAATCGGCACAGTTCATCACTGCCGCCTGTCTTGCCCGCAGCTTCATTGCACAGGGCATAGACAGTGCGCTTTCCGTGTGCGCCTATTCTTAACTTTTGAATCATCATTCTGTGTTCACTTCCTTTCCGTTCAGCTTTTCAAGTTCCTGCTGTGCATCCTCTTTTGTGTCGCAGGTTTTAACGTGTTCCCGGCAATAGCCGTTTCCGTAGTCTTTCAGATAATAGATTTCATACTTGCCGGAAACAGGCATCTTGCGCATTCTGTATTTCATCGGCAGTCACTTCCTTTCACTTGATATAGATTGTTCCGGCATCTGTGGTCACAATGATTATGCCGTGAACAGTCTTGATTTCGATTGTGTCCGTTTTCGCTGTGGTCTGTGCTTCCTGCACATACTGCGCAGCATCCTTGCTTGTCCGGGTGCGGTGTGTCGTGAACGTATATGAAGAATCGCCCACAAGGTCAAATATTCGCGTCTGTGCGCCCTGTCGTTCGATTTTCAGCGCATCCGTTTCATAGATGGTCACTGCATCCGGCTGTGTGTTGGTGCAGCCCACAAGGACGGCTGCCGCCATCGTCAGCACAAGCACAACTGCTGCTATTCTGTTTCGGGTTTTCATACTGTCGCCGCCTTTCAGTTTTTGTTCTTATATCTTGTGTGTGTCCCTTATGTTTTACATACATATTGTATCATAGATATAGAAAAAATACAAGGAATAGAACAGGCACAAAACGTGCATTTTTCGTGCATCATGTGTCTATGATAAAGTCTTTTTAGACCTTAACATAGAAAAATGCGCAAAATAATAGCAGGGTCGCCGCTGTGGTTTCCCTGCTATGGTCATAAAGTCATTACTGTTTTTTGGGGTGGCTGCACTTTCTCTCTTATATCAAGGCTATGTGCCTTTCCTTGTTTTGATTATTTTTTTCTGCCGATAACTCGTTAATAAACTGATTTACAATATATCGTTCCTCACCTGTAAGCCGGTCGTATAATTGCGAAAAAAGCATACTGTCTGCATGTTGCACAGCATACCCCGCGCAGATTGCTAATATCCGACCTTGTGATGCTTCATCAAGTGCTTTATATCGAAAGTATGAGCTGGTATGTTTAATCACGTTCGCCCCCTTTTTGTCGTTGGTTTTCTTCGGTAATATTCGATTTAATGTTATTGACCTATAAAAAGAAAGTCGCATATCACAGAAAAGGATTGTCGTCTGTGTCGTCCACAGCATCCGCACTGTATTTTCCAGTTTTGGGGATGTAGTATGCGTTTTCCTTGTAGGTCTGTGTGTGGGGGTAGTAGTTCAATGTGATAGTCCCTATTCTGCCGCTGCGGTTTTTTGTGATAGACAGCTTTTTCCTGTCCTTGCCGTCATTGGTCAAGAAAATAACCTTTGTCGCATCGTTTTCCCAACTTCCAGTTTCTTTCAAGCTGCTGTTCTGCGGGTCTGCATCCTCATTCCCCTTGCCTTTTCTTTTGCCGTCCCTGTTCTGCTGCAATAGAACAAACATGATAATATTGTTCAGTCGGGCAATTCTGCGCAGTTCCTCTGAAATATGCGTGAATCTTTCATACCTGCTTGCGGATTTCCCTGTTGTGGTTACAAGTAGCCCGGTATCAATAAATACTATTGTCGGCTCTGTCCTGCCTTGCGTAGCTGCCCGCACTTGATTTTCAATTTCTTGCAGGTCGTAGGCATCTGTCAAAAGTCGAATTTCTTTTCTTGATAGGATTTCTTCCATTGCTGCATCAACTTCCTTGCGGGTGTTCTTGTCGTGCTTGTATCCCTCTATCACATCAAGTTTTATGCCTGTATGGATAGCAACAAGCCTTTGCAATATGGTCGCTTCATCCATTTCAAGATTGATATACAATGCCGGGTATCTATCTTGCAGGTCATGCAGAATATTCAATGCAAGACTTGACTTTCCTGCGCCTGTGTCCGCAGCAATAGCAATGCTGTCATGTGTTTTTATCCTTGCCATATCGGACAGCTGCGGGAAACTCTTTAATTCTAAATAGTGGTTGTCAACATCGTTTAGAATCTGCTTTGCCCTTTCCAGTGTCAGCAGTCCTGTTTTCGGCTGTTCTGCGCCGTTCTGCGGGGCTTTTTCATCCGCAGGGGTAGTTTGTCCGGGTACAGGCGTTCCTGCTGCCTGTGGGCTTGCTGTGGCTTCCTGCGGGGGTGTATATCCCTCTGCACATCCGGCAATAGCTTTGCTGATTGTAATTGCGCCGTAGGTAGTCCCGGACTGCCGCCTGTTCCACTTGTCCCGCATCAAGCCGGACTGCCGGAAAAGACTGTCCATGCGTGCAGCATCCTTGTTTGTCCAAAATGCAAGCAGGTTGCACAGTGCTTGGTCTGCTTCACTGTGGGATGGATAGCCGGAAATGTCGCCATTCCACAATGAAGTGAATGTGCTGCCGTTCCCGGCATTCATTGCCTTGTCTATCAATTCCCGGTCGGACAGGTCTGCGGCTGTGCGCTGCTGCTCTGCGGTGCTGCGCTTCATGTATCGGTCAAGCACTGTTTGCAGCTGCTTTCTTCTGTCCACAAGGTCACTGCTGCGCAGCGTGTTCCCGGTCACTGTCAAATATTTGTTTGTCTGTCCGGCAACGTAGGTTTCCAGTCCCTGCCCGCCGTCCATGTGCTGCCTGTTGGTGTAGTAAATGCGTGTATCATATTTGAATCCGGGTGCAAGGAACAGAATGCGCAGCCCTTTCCCGGATGGACTTATTTCTGTGTAGGCATCCATCGTCTGCACTATGTCCTGCGCCATCGGGGACAGCTGCCCGGCATTGTCTATGCAGTGGTCAATGTCAATCCCTGCAATATCGTCAAAAATGCCTATGCCTAAGCCATCGAATCCGGCAGCACGCGCCTGTGCGGTCGCCATCGGTGCAAATGTGCTGCGGTCATTGGACTTTGCCCCGTACTGTGGGTTGTTCGGATTGTAGGGCGGCTTTGATATTTTGCCGTTCCTTTCCTTATATTTCCACAGACAGAACAAGCCGCGCTGCTTCAATGTTTCGGGTAAATTGTTTGTGTTGGTCATTCGTGATACTTCCTTTCATTGTAGTTTTCTGATACAATGCAGGAACAGGGATTATTCCCTAACCTGTCCACAGGGGGTCATGCTTTCCGGGCTATCCCCTGTGGGCTTTTTTCTGCATCAATATCTTGCGTTCGTATTTTCTCACAGCTGCGGCGCGGCATCAAGCCGCAGCCGTCAGCGCACTAGTTACCATATAACTAGGTAATTGCCGGGTCTGAAAAGTGCCGTTTTCCCTTTATTTACAAGGGTTTTCGGGTCGTTTGGTTAGTCCTGTTCCCCGCTTATTGTAGTCTTGTTCCCCGCTTATTTGAGTCCTGTTCCCCGCTTAATCGTTCCTGTTCCCCGCTTATTTGCTCATACAGGAATAATTCTATATGTGGGGTTTGTAGTTCCCATCGCGCCCGGTGTGGGTAAATGTTATTACGCCGTCAAGGGTTGTCATGGTCGGGCAGTTGGTATCATATTTCAGATTGCAGAAATACTGCGGGGCATCTGTCTTTGTGGTCATTAGTTCGTATGCCTTTGAAAAAGCATTGCGCAAGGCTCTGTTCTTGTTTGCAGTGCTTTCAATGCTGTTTACACGCGCCCGCAGCAATGGTGCATTGTTCAGCAGGGTGCGGAATGATATTGAATAGGTTATCATGTCAGCATTCACATTCTTTGCCTTGCGCTTATTATACGTTCCGGCATCCGGGATGAATCCGCGCTGCAATAGTCCTGTGGTCATAAGATAGACAAGTTCCACAGCGGGCTTGTTCCGTTCGCTTGCTATGGTAGAATGCACAAGCCTGTTGTGATATGGTCTGTCGTAGCTTATCAACGCGCCCTTTTTCGTGTTCCGTTCAATATGGTTTTTGTCGTCCAGTTTGTCGAATAGTCGGAAAAAGTAGGGGGCAGCAAATGTCATTGTTTGGTGCGCCGCATCAATATCAATGATACTGAATACTGTTGAAACAGTCTGTTCTTTTGGCATTATTCCCACAAGGTCTTTGAATGCGTTTATCTGTTTCATAACGTCTGCGCCTTTGCCGCCGTTCATATCAACACCCATTTCCTTGAAAAACTGCGGGATGTAGACTGTTATTGTAAATCCTTTGACTGTCTGCGCACTTTTGAATGCTGCCGTGTAGGACTGGACAAGAAAAGGGAAATTGATTTCGCTTATATCCTCATACTTACCCCGCGTGTTTTTCTTAATAATGCCCATGATTTCATCATTGCAGGTCACAGTGCCGTCATGCAGATTTAGGTTGCTGAATAATTCCGGGGTAGCAATGGCAACATAGGCGTTCTTGTTCTGCTGTGTGGTCAGTGCGTGTTGATACTGCTTATCGGAAATTATGGTCTGATAATATCCGGCAGAAACAAAACGTGTTGCGGCTGCTGCTTTCCGGGCAGTTCGCCTTGTCCGTTTTTCAGCAGGTGCGCTTGTTGCTGCTTGATATTCGTCAATAACATTTTCAAACGCTTCACAAGCATGATTTCCGTATAGCATAGGCGCGTCCGGTGCTTCAATGGTATAGACAGCATTGTTTCTTGCCTTGATTAGCAGTTTATCAAGGATATTTGCAGGAATATCCGCAATCATGGAATCAAAAGAAAGAAATCCCTCAACTGTGGTTGCGGTCTTTTCTTCAAATGCAGCTACTTCCTGCGGCGCGTACTTCCGCGTGATTTCTGCTAATGGTGAATAGCACTGCCGCAGAAAATCGTGCAGAATGTCCGCTGTGAATCGTTCCCGCACTTCATCCTTGTACCTTTTCGGCAGGTCGGGAAATGAAACACGCGGCAGCAAATTCCACCATTCGCTTGTGCCGTCCTTTTCTATTGGTGCAGCTTGCGCAATTTGCAGCTGCGCTTCAATTTCCTTTATGGTCATAGGTAAAAACTTCCTTTCATCGTGTGCCTATGTTAAAGTCCCGGTAGACCTTAACACAAAATAAATATATCATGTGTCTGTTGTGCATCGTGTATGCGATGTATTTTTTATATATTCAGTTCATCAAGCCCCTGCATGATTTCCGGGTGCTGCGCCATGTCTGCAAGGACAAGCTGCGCAATGTAGTCTGTAATGGTCACGTTCCTGTGTTCTTCAAGGGACTTGCGCCAAACCATTTCTTGCAGATAGGTCTTGCATTCAATCGGCATTTTTAGATTGAATCTGTAAAATTCGCCATCCTTTGCATAGGTCTTGCGGGCGGGTTTTTCCGGCTGCTGTTCCTGCTTTACTTGTTCCGGCTGTTGTTCTTGCTGCTGTTCCTCTGCCTGTTCCGGCTGCTGTCCTGCCTTGCTCTGAATGGTTGCTGCATAGGGGTCATTGTAGGTGTTCTTTTTCGGTGCGGAATAACTGTTTTTCGCTGCCATCGTTCAATATCTCCTTTCAGATTTTCATTTCATGGAATAGTGCAGCATAGTCCTGTGCCGCAGTGCTGCGGGGTGCGTATTCAAACAAGGACTGCTGCATTGCCTGTGCCTGTTCAACTGCTGTTGTTTCCCGGATGTAGGTATCAAACAAGCGCGTTCCCATTTCCCGCGCCTGTTCTGCTATGCTTTCCCGCAGGTCTTTTGCCAACGTCTGACGGGGCTTGTACTTTGTCAGCACAATTCCGGCAATGGTCAAGTCCGGGTTGCAATACTGCTGCACTTGTGAAATGGTGGTCTGCATCTGATACAGTCCCATCATAGAAAAGCTGTTCGCCTGTATCGGCAGCAATACGGCATCCGCTGCGGTCAGTGCGTTTATGATAATGCTGTTCAAGTCCGGCTGCGTGTCCAGTACGATATAATCATACTTGTTCCGCAGTGGTTCTATTGCCTTGCGCAGAATGAAGTCCCTGCCGGGTCTGTCCGCAATGGCTGTTTCCGCTGCTGCAAGGTCAAGCCCTGCTGCAATCAAGTCTGCCTGTTCTGTGGTCTGTATGGCATCCGCTGCCGCCATTCCATCAATCAGAACAGAATGCAGTCCCGGTGCTGTGGCATCCCCATTCAAGGCAAATGTGAAATTGCCCTGCGGGTCACAGTCGATTGCAAGCACTGTCTTTCCCTTTGATTTCGCATAATTGACAAGGGCTGCGGCAGTGGTCGTCTTGCAGCTGCCGCCTTTGCCGAATGCTATTGTAATAACCATGTCCGCATCATCCCCTTTCCGGCAGTAGCGCATCCCTGTAAATGCGCCATTCCTTGCCTAATTTCTTGCCGCGCAGTTCGCCGCTGCGCAGTCGGGCTTGTATGGTGTGAATGTGTGCGCCTGTCAGTTCGGCAACTTCATTCACTGTGAAATAGTCCTGCTGCGGTACGTCTGCCGCTGTCAATGT